GCAGACTACGCCGCTCGAGCGCACGCTGTATCGGCTCGTCAATGCGCTGCCCGGCCTTCGCGCGATGCGCGACGAGCGGCTGGCGAAGGCGGCAGGGCGGTGAAGGCCCGCAACGCCTCGGCCGCCGCGGTCCTCGAGCAGCCCCGCGAGGCGAGCGGCTATCTCGATTCCGTCGCCGCGGCCGTGTACCTCGGGTACCACGCCGACAGCCCGAATCCCAAAGTTGCACGCGCGGAGCTGCACGCGTTCCACCTCTGCTACGCCCGGAACGGCATTCCCGCGTATCGGCTCGGTCGATCGCTGCGGTTCAAGAAGGCCGACCTCGAGGCGGCGCTTCAGCGGATCCACGAGCCGAAAGGTAATCCCCTCGAGGCGATCTCGACCACGACAATCGCGAGCAAAGAGTCCGCGAAACTCCGGAGCGTCCAGCGATGACCGCGCGCTGCGGGTGTGCCCACGCGACGTTCCGCGACGCGGTGAGCTGCCAGGTGCTGTGCTCGGAGCAGTCGGTCGAGCAGATCGCCGCCGCGCTCGGGTGCGGCGAGGCGTACCTGCGGAAGGTGTCCGGTCGCTACAACGACGACCGCCGCTTTCCCGGCGAGTTCATCGTTCCGATCACCGAGTTCACCGGGCGCATGGTCATCGTCGACTGGATCAACCGTCAGCTCGGACAGGTCACGCTCGAGCTGCCTGGCGAGCTGGCGACACGCGAAGACCTGCTCGATTACGCCGCGCGGCTCGTCGTCGACGTCGGCGCGTACATCGACTCGGCGCGCGCCGCCTTGGCCGACAACCGCGTGAGCGGGCCTGAAGCGATCGGCATCCAGGAAAAGGCGTACGCGCTGCACCGCGTCGTCGCGCAGCTCGAGCATCACCTCGTGTCGGCATCCGCCGCCGCCCCGGAGCTCGCGCGATGCCTCTGACGCTGAGCGATCGCGTCCGGGCCCGCGTGCGCGAATGGCGCGCCCGCCACGAACCGCTGGTTGGCTCCGACCTGCTCGTGCGCATGGAAGCGACCTGGCTGGTCGAGGTCGACCCACCGAAGACACCGCCGACGACAGAGCAGCGGAACGAAGCCGCGCGGCCGAGAGGCGCGTGGGGCCCCGCGTAGGTCGATCGGCGCTGTAGTGAAGGAGAGACGATGGCCACCGCAACCGCAGAACCGCAGACCGAGCTACGACAGACCCGTCCCGGCCGCCAGGACAAGGAGGCGCTGAAGGCCTCGAATCTCAAGACGCTCCGCGAGATGTTCGCGAAGCTCTCCGCCCAGCTGCAGGCGGCGCTGCCGCGCTTCATCACCGCCGAGCGGATGATCCGCGTCGCCACGACGACCGCGCAGCGCGTGCCGCGGCTCCTCGAATGCGATCCGGTCACGCTCGTCGGCGCCGTCATGCAGTCGGCGCAGCTCGGGCTCGAGCCGGACAACATCACGGGCTCGGCCTACCTCGTCCCGTTCTGGAACTCGAAGAACAGCCGCTTCGAATGCAACCTGATTCCGGGCTATCGCGGCCTGATGATGCTGGCGCGCCGGTCGAAGGACATCTCGGCGTTCGATGCGCGCGTGGTCAAGGCCGGCGATCTCTTCGACTTCGAATACGGCTCGAGCCAATTCCTCCGCCACAAGCCCGCACTGGCGATGGCGCTCAAGGACGGCAAGTTCCAGCTGCCGGAGAACGCGAAGGAGCCGGAGACGATCGCGGCCTACATGATCGCCTTCTATAACGGTGCGCGGACCGCCACCGGCACGTCGCCGTTTCAGTTTCAGGTGCTGCTGCGTCCGGAGCTCGAGAAGGCGAAGCAGTTCACGAAGTCGCGCGATCGCCAGGGCGAGATCACAGGGCCGTGGGTCGAGCATCCCGACGCGATGTTCACGAAGACGGTGATCCGCCGCGGCGCGAAGCTCCTGCCGTTCTCGGTGGAGCTGCTGACGGCCGTCGGCCTCGAAGAACGCGCGATCGCCGGGCGTTCGCAGAACCTGGGGGCGCTGGTGGCCGACGACCTCGGGATGTCGTTCACGCCCGCCGACGACGAGGGGGAAGGCAGCACCGACGGCGAGGGCGACGCCGGCATCGACGCCGAGCTCGTGAAGCGGCTCGATGAAGGCTTCGCGAAGCTCGGGTATCCCGAGGCGCGGCGCACCGTCAAGATGCAGGAGTTCCGCGGTCGCCTGCCGGAACTCCTCCAGTGGCTCGAGGCTGAAGTCCTCCGCAACGCAAAAACGGCCGGCGAAGGGTCAACCGCCGCGGCCGGCGACACGAAGGCGTCAGCGCCCGACGCGGCCACATCTCAGCCCACTACACAGAAGGCCTCGACGCCGCCGCCAGCGCGGTCGTCGAAGTTCCGGGTGTAGCCATGGGCGCGCGAGATGACGGACCGGCGTTTCCGCGACAGCAATTTCGCGGTTCGAGTTTCGACGACTTCGATGCCGGATCTGAAGGCATGTCGCTGCGCGACTACTTCGCGGCGAAGGCGCTGATTGGACTGTTCGAGTTCCACGGCTCCGGTCTGCTCTCGGAGCAAGAGATGGCCGAAGCGGCGTATCGGTTCGCCGACGCCATGCTCGCCGAGCGCGAGAAAGGCGGTGCGTCGTGAACCACTCCGCGCTCGACAACATTCACTGGGCGATCACGCACATGGACCCGTTCCTGGCCGCGGTCCTCGGGCTCGTCGCCGTTGTCGTGTTGCTGAACGGCTACGCCGTCGTGCCGCCGCTCTGGCGGTTTGGACGGCGTTGGATCTTCGAGAACGTGGGCGGCCCGCTGAGCGTGCGTCGCCAGGCCCGGGCCGAGCTGCGCGCATTTCGTCGCTCGTCGACACAGGAGCGGTCCGCCGTCGATCGCGACGTGATCGTCCACCAGGCCGTGCGGAGGCTCCGGTGAACTCCGCGCAGCCGCTCCGCGTCTACAGCCGCTCGGCGATCGCCGCGGCGTCGTGCCTGAAACGGTTCCACGAGATTCACGATCTCGGGCTCGAGGACGACTCGGACGAGTCCCGCCGCGGCACCGCGTTTCACCATATCGCGCTCGAGCAGTACGTGCCGGCGCTCGTGCGCGCCGGCGTGCCGCGCGACCGGCAGCTGCTCGATCAGGCCTTCCGTGCCGGCGTGGTGTCCACGCAGTGTCCGCCCCACCTGCTCGACGAGGTCGAGCGCCTGGTCTTTCGGTGGGGGAAGGAGTTCGAGCTCGATCTTGCGGCGTTCCTCCTCGCCGAAGAACGCCAGGTAGTCGGCCGGGTGTCGTGGAAGCCGGATCTCGTCTTCGCGTATCGGCTCACCCCCCGCGGGTCCGTCCTCCGCATCCGCGATCTCAAGACGTACTTCGCCATCCTGAGCGAAGAGGCCGTCCGCGCGGACCTGCAGCCGCAGATCTACGTCTGGCAAGCCATGCAGATGTGGCCCGGATTCGACGTGTACGAGTTCGAAATGGAATTCGTGCGCTACGGGCCAGACGCGCGCGTGGCGGTCACCTACACCGCGGACGAGCTCGACAGCCTCGAGCGGAAGGTGCAGGCCGCGATCGCCCTGATCGAGGAGGCATCCGCGCGCGGCGATTGGCCGGCGCAGCCGGGGGACCATTGCGGCTATTGCCGTCTGACGTGCGACGCGGCCGACGACCCGCGGTGCCTCGATCGACGCGCCGAGAGCCACGAGGAAGCCGCAGTCGTCCTCGGCCGCGTGCTCGTGCTGCAGCGCCTCCTGGCGAACGACCTCGCCATGCTCCGCGCGTTCGCCACCACGGAAGGCCCGGTCGTGCAGGGGAACATCGAATACGCGCATCGGCGCGTCGAGCGCGTGCGGTATCCCGCGGCCGCCGTGATCGATGTCCTCCAGAAACACGCGTTCCCGATTCCGCCCGACCTCTCCGTCAGCAAGTCGGCGCTCGCCTCCGTCCTGCAGCGGAAGGGCGTGCAGCGGCGAAACCCGGAGATGGTGGCCGCCATCCAGCAGCTGGGCATCACGAAGGTCTCGACCAAGTTCAGCGCCAAACGCGTGGGTGACGTCGGGCCAGAGACCGAGAGTGAGGAGGAGTCATGAATCATCGGCGACGCATCGCCAAGCCCGCGCCGGCGTGGCCCATCGGCACGCCGGTGCTTGTGCGGCGCGACGACGGCACGTTACTCGAGACGGTCACGCGGTCGGCGCCCTGGCAGATGGCACACGGTGACTGGGTGGTCCTCGTGAAGGGCATCACCGGTTGTTATCTCGCTGATCGCATCACGGCGAAGGCCGATATCCAGACGCCGGAAACGGCAGGACGACGATGAGGATCCAGTCGATCGAGCTCGTCAACTTCCGCAGCCACGAGCGCACCAAGCTCGTGCTGAAACCGCGCACCAAGATCCTGGGTGCGAACAATGCCGGCAAGTCGACCGTGATCGACGCGCTCCGCTGGGGTCTCTCGGGCGAGCTGCGCGGCCTGGACGGCAACAACCGCGACATTCTCGAAATCGTCCGTGAGGGCGCCGTCGCCGCCCTGACGCAGGGCAGTGGACCGGGCGACCCGAAGCCGGTTGGCCTCGGCGTGAAGCTCGAGATCGAGAACTTCGGCCGTATCGTCCGTCAGACCAACGGCCGCGAGGTCTTCCTCAAGGTCAAGGACTGGACGGGTTCGAACAAGGAACAGCAGGCGGCGCTCTTCGAAAAGCTACACACCACGAAGGGCGTGATCGCGGCGTGCCTGGACACGCCGACGTTCCTCGAGCTGCACCACAGCGACGCCAAGAATCTGATCATGGGCGTGCTCGACGTGCGCATTCCGGCGGAGGAGCTGGAGCCGTTCGACATCGCCGGCCCGCTGTCGCTCGAGGAGCGCGAGCGCCACTACAAGCGGGTGTTCGATGAACGCACGGACGCGAAGCGCGACCTCGATCAGCATGTGCTGTATCCGGCGCCGGAAGGCTTCGATGGGGAAGAGCCGCCGCCCGTGGAGGACCTGCAGCACGATCTCGAGGCGCTGCGCGCGACCGAGCGCGAGATGATCGCGTCGACCGCCGAGGCCCGCGGCAAGCGCGAGGCGTTGCTCGAGCGCCAGGCGGCGCTCTCGACCGAGCGCGACGATCTGCAGGGCCGGATTGCGCGGTACGGCGACCCCGACAGCGCACTCGATGAAATCGAAGAGCGGCTGGCGCTGATGGAGGGCGACGACGCCGGCGCCGCGGTGGAGGAGCCCGCGAGCGCCGAGCCCCCAGCGGCCGCCGAGGCCGCGGATGATGTGGCGACGGGTCGCACCACGGAGATCGGCACGCTGCGCGTGAAGCTCGCCGACGAACGGGGCCGGTTGAACATGATCGCCGCGGCCGTCGACGGGATCGACCGGCACGACCCCGCGAAGGGCTGCGTCCTCGACAGCTCGATCCCGTGCCAGACGCCAGCGAAGGAATTCCGCGGCAAGCTAGCGGCGATTCGGAAGGAGATCAAGGCGCTCGAGAAGTCGGTCAGCGAGAACGACCGGCGCCTGTCGTTTCTCCAAGCCGAGGACAGCGCAGCCAAGTCGGCCGACGAACAGCGCGCGCGCGAGCGCCGGGCCGAAGCCGAGGAGCGCCTGCGCGCCGAGCGCGACGCGCTGCGGCAGCTCGAGCAGCTCCGGAAGCGGAAGACCGAAGTCCAGGCGTCCATCAGCCACCTGCAGCAGGACAAGGAGCGCCAGGCGAACATCCTGGCCGAGCTCGCCGAGATCGCGACCGAAATTGCGAACCTCGGTGAGATCAGTGAGCCGGTCGGCCTCGAGGCGCTGCAGGAGCGGATCAGGCGCGGCGAGCAGCTCGTCGCGCAGGTCCGGGCCTGGCACGCCGACCAGGCGCGGCATCTGGCGAGCGCCCAGGGACGCACGGCGCTCCAGGCGAAGGTCGACCGGCTGGAGCTGCTCTGCGCGAAGCTCGGGCCCAAGGGACTGATCGTCGACGCGCTGGAGAAGGCCCGCGGCACCTTCGAGCAGAAGGTCAACGCCGCGCTCTCGAAATGGGGGTACGCCTTGTCCTTCACGATCGACCCCTGGACGGTCCGCGTCCGGGTCGAGGGTGGGCCCGCCATCGGCCGGAAATTCACACAGTTGTCGAAATCCGAGCGGTTGCGCGTCGGGCTCTGCCTGCAGCTCGCGATCGCCGAGATCTCCGGCCTCTGGTTCGTCGCGATCGATGAGGTCGATATGCTCGACGAGGACAACCGCGAGGTCTTGTCGGACGTTGTCGAGGGCTGGCCCGGGCAGATTGTGTTCGGGGTGACCGAACCGGCGCGTTACGAGGTGCCCGACGGCCTGCCGGACGACGTCGCGATTTACAAGCTGGAACTGAAGGACGGACTGACCCGCGTCGCCGAGCCGGCGCTGGCGCACGCGTAGAGACGAGCGGGGCGAGTCGACGGCCCGCGTGCCCGCCGCGTCAACCCAGGACGCCGCGGTGCGCGCATTCCCCAACGGAGCGAACGGTGACAGCACGGCGATCAGACCAGGCCTGGGCGTGGCGCGTGAAGCCGCCCCAACCGGACGGGAGCGATCCCTCCGGCCCTCCTCGAGTCGACGGGATCCTTGAGCGAGGGGGCGTGACTCGTGCGGTGGATTGAGGTCGACGTCTACTTCGACAGCGACCCGAAGATTGAACGACTCGTTCGGGTGTTCGACAACCGGGGTGTCGGCGTGCTGGTACGTCTCTGGGCCCTCGTGGCGCGGAAGGGGGCGAAGCCGGGTATGGCGGTAGATACGAGCGGACAGCCATTCGATCGGGAATACATGGCACGGCAGGTGGGCAGCACCGTGACCTACTTGAACCGATTGCTGCAGGAATGTGCGGAAGTCGGTCACATCGACAAGACGCTGTGGCAGGCGAAAGGTCTCGTCCTCTTTCCGTCGCTGGCCCGGCGCTCGAAACGTTTTCACGACGCGAAGACGAACGCCGAGCGCCAGCAGGACTACCGGGAGCGCCGCTTTCAACGCATCGCCGACCGAGACGGATCTCGTTGCTGCCGTTGCGGTTCGGTCCTTCAATTGGAGCTCGAACGGAAGACGCCCAAGGAAGACGGCGGCTCGGACGAGGACGACAACTTGCAGATCGTCTGCGTGCCCTGCGGCCGGAAACGGCGTGCCGACCGCCAGGCCAAGCGGGGCGAAACCTCTCAGGGCGTCGAGCCAGAACGTAACAGGACGTTACGGCAGAACGTAACAGAACGCGATGTACTGTTAGGTGATCCTTCTACCGATCCGGTAGTTAGTACCAAGATCTCTCCTTCGATCGATCAAGACACACACACAGATCGCGCGCGCGCGCGAGGCCTGGCACCGGCGAGCCGGTTGCCGCTCATGGGCGTCGTCCCGCCGCGGCCGCGGACGAACCCGGCGCTCCTGGGCCCCTCGACCCTCGACGGGCAGCTGCCGCGCGACCACCTCCGGTGCTTTGCGCCGTGCGGCCGCGTGTGCGTCCCGCTGCAGCTCCATCACCAGTTCGTGCGCCAGGTCGGCGGCACCGAGCAGGCGGCCGAGCGCACGCTGCGCGCGTTTTACGACCGCGTCCTCGACGCGATCCCGGACGACCAGCCGATTGGCGATAGCCCGTTCGAGTTCTGGCGCGCGCACTTCGCCGCGGCCTTCCCGAGCGCGGCGCCCAAGTCACCGGCCCGCGCGGCGAACGGCCCGAACGCTGCGGCCGGTCGCGTGCAGGCCACGCCGGAGAAACTGCGCCGATACGACGCGCTCATCAGGAGAGACGAGGATGGGAAGAAACGCAACGGCGGCTCCGGTCTGTGAGCGCTGCGACGGCAGCGGCTGGAAGTCGATCGAGGTGAACGGCGTCTCACGCGCCACGCGCTGCGACTGCTGGGTCCGGAAGCAACGCAATTGGGCCGAGGGTGTGCCGTTTACGTTTCAGGCGGCGCGCCTCGGCAACTACCGCGAGTGGCCAGGGAATGCCCCGGCGCTCAAGGCCGCGTACGAGTGGCTGTCGCACAAGCGGTCGGACCTGTTCCTGGTCGGCGGCGTCGGCGTCGGCAAGACCCGGCTCGCGTGCACGTTGCTGAACGAAGCCTTCGATGCAGGCGAGGTCAACGGCCTGTTCGTCCGCGTGCCGTACCTGATGCTCCTGCAGCTGCAGGGGATGGACGACGGGGAGAAGCGGGCCGACGCAAACGCCCTCATCGATCGGTGCCTCGAGGCGGACCCGCTCTGTCTGGATGACATCGCGGGCGCCGAGGCGGCGAGTGATTTTTCGCGACGCGTGATGGTGACGCTCTACGACCAGCGCGTCGACCGGGGCAAACGGACGATCTGGACGTCGAACCTGCGGCTGTCGGAGCTCGCCACGTTTTACGGCGATGAGCGCCTGGCGAGCCGGATCGCCGGCCAGGCGAGGGAAGTGACGGAGATCTGCGGTGACGATCAGCGCCTGTCGGACCGGTGGTGAGATGAGCGCGTCGCAGGGGGAGAGGGATGGCCGACATCAAGACGCCCGAGCAGCTGCGGCGGGAGATCGCGTATTACGCCGGCGTGTTGAAGCGCACGACGTCGAAGGATCGCCTGCGGCGAGCGCACGTCGCGATCGCGAAACGAGAGCGACTCCTTCAGGAAGCCTTGAAGGTGAGGCGGGCCTCGTCATCGGGATCCCCAGGCGTCTCGAGTCCCCAAACCGGAACCGTGGGCACCACTGGAGCGTGCGGCACCGCGACCGGAACGAGTGGGAGCTCGAGCTGCTCGCCGCCGCGCCGCGTGACTGGCGCAGCTGGAGCCTGATCGAGCGGACCGAGCCGATCCGCAACAGCCACGGGGAGTGGCGGATCCGGGAACAGCGGCGGCCGGAGCGCCGGCGCGTCACGATTCTCCGCGAGGTGCCGCATCGGCGGAATCTGTTGAAGGACGACGACAACCGGGCGTTCTGCGTCAAGCCGCTCTACGACGCCCTGAAGGCGCTGGGGCTGATTTACGACGACGCGAGTCGTTGGGTCGAGCGCGAGCTGAGGGAGGACCCCACAGGCCGTGACTACACAACCATCCGAATCGACCGTCTCGCGTGACGCCGCCGCCGCCGCGGTGCTCGACGAGCTCGCGGCTGACCGGTCCGTCGCGACCGATCTGCTCTGGCGCGCCGAATACTGGGCCGCGCGGTTCGTGCGCGCGCTGGACCAGACGCCGGCGGCGGAGCTCACGCCTGGCGTGCGCGAGGACCGTGAACGGTGCCGCGTGCATCTGACCGAGATCCGGGCGTACCTCGCCGGCGACCTGACGCTTCGGCGGAAGGAGAGCTGATGGCCGTCCGCTCGTTGCACCTTGCGAAGGACCTCTCGATTCCACTTGGTGCGAATCCCGAGACGCAGACGTACGCCGTTCTGGCGAAGCGCGGTGTGGGCAAGACCTACACCGCCGCCGTCTTCGCCGAGGAACTGCTCAAAGCCCGGCGCCAGGTCGTGATCGTCGATCCGATCGGCGTGTGGCACGGCCTGCGTTCGTCGGCCGACGGCAAGCGGCCCGGGCTGCCGATCGTGGTGATGGGCGGCGAACACGGCGACGTGCCCCTCGAGGTGAGCGCCGGCACGACGGTGGCCGAGTTCGTCGTCGAGCAACGCGCGTCCGTCGTTATCGACCTCTCGCGCTTTCGCAAAGGCGAGCAGGTCCGGTTCATGACCGACTTCGCCGAGACGCTGTATCACAAGAACCGCGCGCCGGTAACGCTGATCGTCGACGAGGCCGACGCATTCGCGCCGCAGCGCCCGCAGCCCGGCGAACAGCGGCTGCTCGGCGCCATGGAGGACCTGGTCCGCCGCGGTCGCGCGCGAGGCCTCGGACTCATGCTGGTCACCCAGCGTGCGGCGGTCCTCAACAAGAACGTCCTGACGCAAGTCGAAGTGCTGATCGTGCTCCGGACGATCGCGCCGCAGGATCGCGACGCGATCGAGGCGTGGGTGAACGTCTACGGCACGGCCGCGCAGCGGGACGAGCTCATGGCGTCATTGCCGGGACTTGCGATCGGCGAGGCGTGGTTCTGGTCGCCGGGCTGGCTCGAGCTCTTTCAGCGCGTGCACGTTCGCGCGCGCGAGACGTTCGACTCGTCGGCGACGCCGAAAGCGGGCGACAAGATCGCGGCGCCGAAGACGCGAGCGGAAGTGGACCTCGATGCGTTGAAGGTCAAGATCGCCGCCACCATCGAGAAGGCCAAGGCCGACGACCCGCGCGAACTCCGGAAGCAGATCGCCGAGCTGAAAGCGCAATTGTCCAAAGGCGCGCATCTTATGCGCGAAAAAGGACAAACGGTCGAGAAGCCGGTTCTGACCGACGCCGATCGCGCGCTGCTTGTGAGGATTGAAGAGAGCATCCGAAACGTCGGCGGCCTGATCCGGACTGAGTTCAAGGAACGGATCGACGACTTCACGACGGCGATGCTCACCGCGATCGATCGGCAGCCAGCCGCCTTCACTCGGCTGGTCGATGGCAAGGGTTTCCAGAAAGTCCTCGACAAACTGGCAGTGGTCAGCCCTCAGCCTTCATCCATACACCCCACAGCGACGACAGCCGTACCGCGGAGCCCACTGGCGCGCCGGGTTGCCCCTCCCTCTGCTCCGGCAACGAGCGGGAGGCCGGCGCGCCAGGTATCTGACGGCGGACTCGCCCGCGCCGAGCACGCGATTCTGACGGCCGCGGTGCAGCGGCTGCCGAAAGCCTCGTCGCGTGCGCAGTTGGCAGTGTTGTCCGGCTACTCGATCAAGAGCAGCTCGTTCTCGAACGCGCTCGGCGCGCTCCGTTCTCGCGGCCTGATGGTCGGCACGACGGACGATAACCGCGCGACGGAGGCCGGCGTCGAGGCGCTCGGGGCCTACGAGCCGATGCCGACGGGCGCCGCGCTCATCGCCCACTGGATGGGGCAACTCGGGAAAGCCGAGCGCGCGCTGCTCGAGGTGTTGACCAAGCATTACCCGAGCGAGGTGCCGAAGGACGTGTTGTCCCAGGAGAGCGGCTATTCCGAAACCAGCAGCAGCTTTTCGAACGCGCTCGGCAAGCTCCGCACGTTGGAATTGGTTCGCGGGCTCCGCGCGAGCGAGGAGCTCTTTTCGTGAAGAGGGAAGGCGGGCCGGCCGGCCTCGCCCGCGATGGCGGTCGCGAGTTCCCAGGAAGCCGGCCGGTGTCGGGTGATGCGATGACCGCGGGCGCTGAGTTGGATTCGACCACGTCGGTTCTTCCGTAGTGGCGCGAATCCAGACGGATTTTCAGCACGTCGCGCAGGTCAGCGGACGAGTGAGCAGGAAGCATGCCGAGGGAGGACGTCGTGTTGTTTATGGTTTGTGAATGCGGCGCCACGGGGCGGTTCGAATCGGCCGACGCGGCCATGGATGGCGGATGGACGCGCTTGCGCGCTGCGGCCGAGGGCTTCGAAGCGCAAGAGCGCTGGTTTTGTCCGCGGGAAGCCCCGAGCACCATCGTGCGGGAAGCGTCGGTCATGACGCTCGCGGGCCTCGAGGTCACGAAGGACAGCCGTGTCCGTGAATGACCGTCACGAGCGGCGCATCGAGTACATGCCGCTCGACGAGCTGCTCGGCTGGCCGGCCAATTCGAAGGACCACGATGTGGGCCTGATCGACACCGCGATCAAGCGCTTCGGGTTCGTCGACCCGATCGTGCTGTGTGAGCGCACCGGCCGAATTGCGGCGGGCCACGGTCGTCAGAAGACGCTGCACGGCATGATGCTCGGCCGCGAGCCGGTCCCGGAGGGGATCCGCGTGCGCGCCGACGGCATGTGGCTGGTGCCGGTCGCGCGCGGGTGGGCCTCGAAGAACGACCGCGAGCTCGATGCCGCCACCGTCGCGCTCAACCAGGCCACCATCGCCGGCGGTTGGGACGAACCGAAGTTGAAAGATCTGCTCCTCGCGATTGGCAGCCAGAGCGAAGCCGGCCTCGGCGGCGTCGGGTTCGATCCGTCCGACGTCGAGGACCTGGTAGCGAATCTCGATAAGCAGCACGGCTCTGCGGACGCGCCGCCGCTGGCCGAGAAGCCATGGTTGAAGCGCGGTGATCTCTTCGCACTCGGCGACCATCGACTGCTCTGTGCTCAGCCGACGGACCGCGCGAGCATCAATCAGCTGCTGCGGGGCGAGCCGATCGACGTGATGCTCACCGAGCCCCTGGCCGGGGACGTGCCAGCCCGAGACTACCAGGCGCTGCTGTCAGCCGTCTTCGACGCCTGGCGGCCGACGTTGGCCTACGTGGTCGGTCCGTGGGACCGCTGGTCGCTCGTGACGGAGGCGGCCGCCGGCCGCGGGTACCACACGCGCGCCCAGATCGTGTGGGACACCGAGACGGTCACGGGCGGCCGCGGCTGGCTTCATCAGCATCAGCTGGTCGCGTGCGTCACGAAGGGCAAGGTCTCGTTCCCGCAAACGCCGGCGCACGGCGACGTCGTGCGCGTGGCCCGCCGCGGCGACGACATGCCGTTCGAGCTCGCGAAGGAGCTGCTCCACACCACGGCGCCGGCGATCGCACGCACCGTGGCCGATCCGGGCGCGCGCGCCGGCGCCACGATCATCGCGTGCGAGGCCTTGGGGCGGACCTGCTACGCGATGGAACCGGACCCGCGCCGCGCCCAGGCCTGCGTCGAGCGCTGGGCGCAGTTCACGGGCCTCGAGCCGGAGCCGCTCACCGACGTTGAGGATCTCCAGCCCGCGAAGCCGGTCGCCGCGCCGCGCGTTCGATCGAAAACACCGTCGTCACGGAGGACCCGATAGATGGCCAAACGACAGATCGAGACCAAGCCGATCGACGAGACGATCCCGAAAGGCGTCCGCAACGTGCTGATGGACAACCTCGGGCTGGACGAGTGGGAGGTCACGCGAGACAGCCGGCTCGTCGAGGACCTTGGGGCGAACGATCTGGACATCGTCGAGATCGCGATGGCGCTCGAGGAGCAGTACGGCATCGAGATCCCGGACCGGGTGTACGACGAGTGGCCGACCGCCACAGTCAACAGCATCGTCGAGACCGCGGAGAAAGCGGGCGCGAAGTTCTGATGCCGTGGTACCGCATCGGCGAGCCCGGCGAAGACGTGATCGCGCACGTGAACTTCGGCCGAAAGGCGGGGCCGGTGCCGTGCCGGGCCCCTCGGCTGCCCGGCGATAAACCGGATTGGGGCAACGCCTGCGGGCGTCTGTCTGTCGCGCTGTGTGACGCGCCCGCCGGCGAGGATCTCGCCGGCAAACCGCTCACGTGCGACATGCCGATTTGCGAAAAGCACCGCGCGCGCGGCGGCGAGAACGTCGATTACTGTCCACGCCATCGCGCGCTCGCGCCGGCGTCGCCGGAGGCGCGATGAATCACAAACGCCGGGCCGAGAACGCAGTCAAGCGGGTGCTGGCGGAGCACCTCCACCAGAGTGACCTCTGCGAGTTGCTCACGATGTCCGTGGAGCGTGCGCTCCGGCAAACGGAACGGGACGCCCGACGCATCACGATCGCGAGGGCGGCGAACGCCGTTGGCGCTGTCTTTGGCGCCGAGGGCTGGAAGCATCCGGCGTTCGAAGCGGTCATAACGCTGGAACGCCAGCGGTGACCGGACGATGGCCGACGAGGAACTGCGCCCGGGCGTGTTCGCGGAGTGGCAGGAGCCGAAGCCGGCAGCCGACAACGTCGTCGAGTTCCGCCGGCGCGAGGCCTCGGACACGGACGCACTCGAGCAGCTCGCGCGAACGCCGCGGCCCGCGTGTCGCCACCGTCGGCAACGCATCATCGACGCCGACCAGCGAACGGTCCACTGCGGCGAATGTGGCCTGGCGCTGGACCCGATCTGGTGTCTGCTCACGCTCGTCGAGTACCGGGAAGCGCTCAAACGCGAGCGCGAGGCGCTCGAGGCCGATAGGAAGCGGCGGCTCGAGCGACAGCAACGGGCCATCGCAGCGAAGGTGCGGCGCCGCCAGCAATCCGAGGCTGACAGAGCCGCGCAGAACTGCCAGTCGTGCGAGGGCACGGGCTGGAAACCGGCCGCGTCCGGGAGCGGCGTAACACGGTGCGACTGTCGAAAGGGCGGCGCCCGACTGATTTGAATGAGGTGAGACGATGACGCCAGCGGTAGCCGAACGATCCGAACCCACACAGCAGGCCGAAGGCGCGCCGGCCGCGTTTCGAGCGCTCGACGAGCGCTTCGAGCACGTGCCGATCGCGCAGCTGCTCGAATCGCCGTTCAACCCCCGAAAGACATTCGACACGGAGAAGCTCAAGGAGCTCTCGGCCAGCATCTTCGAGAAGGGCGTCATCGAGCCGATCGTCGTGCGTGCCTGGTCGAAGCACGCCGACAAGTTCGAGATCGTCGCCGGCGCCAGGCGCTATCGGGCGGCCAAGGCGGTTGGTCTCACGCACCTGCCGGCGGTCATCCGCACCTACACCGACGCGCAGGTCGTCGAGATCATGGCGATCGAGAACGGCCAGCGGGACGACGTGCTCCCGCTCGAGGAGGCCGCCGGCTACAAGCAGCTGCTCGGCCTCGCGAAGGGCTACTCGGCCAGGATGATCGCGGAGCGGATCGGCCGCACGGAGAAATACGTGTGGGACCGGCTCAGGCTCCTCGACCTGGTCGACGAGGCGAAAGCGCTCCTGCAGAGTGGCGCCATCGGCGTCGAGCACGCTGAGGTGATCGCGAAGTTGAAGGGAACCGAGCAACGGAAGGTGATCGCCCGCACGAACGGTGGCTTGTTCACGTTCGACGGTGCGCTGGCGTTCGACGATCGGGAATCGCAGTCCGCCCTCGAACGGCACAAGCCGGTGTCGGTGCGCGAGCTGAAGGAATGGATCGCGCGCCACATCCGCTTCGACGTAAAGCACGCCGCGGCCGCGGCGCCGCTCGAGTTCGGACCAGTCGCCGAGCGCGTCGAACAGGCGCAGGCCGTGCCGGGCCGCGGCAAACGCGTGGTCTCCATCACTTTCGAGCACTATTGCCCAGACGCGGCGCGAACGGACGCGGAGCGGACCTACGGATCGACGGCCTGGAAGAAGGCAGAAGGCAAGGACCGACAACCGACATGCGAACACGCCGTCCTCGGCCTGGTCGTCGCCGGCGAGCACTACGGGCAATCATTCCACGTCTGCATCGCGCGGGACCGCTGCACGACGCATTGGAAGCAAGAGATCGCCGAGCGCGAGAAGAACGCGAAGCTGCGCGCGAAGGGCCAGGGCGCGAGGGCCGCACAGAACGAGGCGCGGCAGCGCGCCGACGCGGAAGCCAAGCGCCGCGAGGATGAGGCCCGCCGGAAGGCCTGGCAAAAGCTCCAGCCGCTCGTCATCGCTGAAGCGATCCGGCAGGTCAAAGAGAACACGCGCCTGACCGCCGCGCAGGGTCGGTATATCGAAGAGAACGACATCGATGCGTGGGGCATCGGTCGGCTTGTCGTGAAACATCTCGGCAAGAAATGGTTCGAACGCCCCTCCGCAGCCTGGCTCGTGTTGGCGGTCGACGATCCGAATCCAGACTCGTTCAACCAGTACATCGACAACGTCGCGAAGCCGCTCGGGCTCGACATCAGGCAGCTCGAGGCGATCCGGGACAAGCACCAGCCGAAGAACGCCGCCGCGGCCTCGGCGAAGAAGCGGTGATCATGGCCCCGCAACCCTCCACGATCCCCGTCGGCGAGCGCTGCGCCCTCTGCGAGTGCCGGCTCGAGACGCCGTATTGGATTGCGCGTGGCCTCTGCGGCAGCTGCTCGGAGCGCCCCGAAGCGAAACGGCTGCCGCGCGACGCGAACGGCAAGGCGCTGCCACCGATGCGGCCGCACGCGGTCGCCGCGCGGCCGCCGGCCGGCCAGACGCCCGCGCCGATCCGGTCGCGGCCGCCACAGCCGCGCGCCTTCACGCCGGCCGACACGTCGCTCATTCGGGCGATGCGCGCGTACACGGCCGCGGGGGAGATCCTCCGCATTCTGAACGAACGCCTGCAGGCGGACGTCGGCGCCGCGGTGCCGCCGTACACGCTCGAGCAACTACAGGTCGAGCTCGACGCCATCGCCGATTCCGACGATGCGAAGGAGTGGGCCGGGCTTCGCCAGGTCCTGGCCGATGCGCGCCGCGCAGGCACGCTGGCGGCCGTCACGCCCCAGATCGTGGAGGACTTCGCCGTCGTTTTCGCGCTGACGCCGGCGCAGCTGCTCCACGTCCGCGACGTCATCGCCAGCGCGCGGGAGGACCGATGACGCAACCCATCCGCCCTCGCTACCTCGCCACGGTCGTCGCGAAGCTCGCCGAGGCGATCGCGGCGGGAGAAGTGACGCCGGCGCCCGGAGAGCTGGAGGCGTTGGCTGTCGTCTGCGATCGAGCCCAGCTCCCCGCCGAAGCCGCGCGCATTCGGCGCTGGCTACACGCACCGGAGCCGACACGATGAGCCACGCCGTCCTTCGTCGCGAAGAATTCCTGACCGCGTCGCTCGACCTCGGCACATTGGCCATAGACCTGGCCGATTACGCCACGACCGGGCTCCGGATCGTGACCGTCGGACCGAGCGGGATCGGCAAGACGAACGCCGGGCTCCTCATCGCCGAGCAGCTCGCCGCCCAGGGCTGGGTCTGCGTCCTGATGGATCCGGAAGGCGAGATCGAGAGCCTCTATCCGGACACCGTGCTCCGGAGCGAAGACAAGCTCGAGAGCCACCTCCGCGGACGTCATCACCCGTTCCTCGTCGTGCCCGTGCGCGGCGCGGACGAGTTCGTCCACTACGGCCGGATCGTCATGCGCGTCGTCGACGAGGAGCGCAAGCCGGTGTTCCTGATGGTCGACGAGGGGCAGATGTTCTCGGCCTCGCGCCGGCGCCGCGAATCGATCGGCGAGGCCTCGGACCTGGTGAACGACCTGGTCGAGCGCGGCCGCAAGCGCGCGCTCGATCTGTTCTTCACGGCGCACCGCTACTCGAACTCGCTGCACCGGTCGGTCTTCACGAACAAGAACCTGACGTTCGTCGGCCGCCATGAGGACCCGACCGCCTGGTCGGCGCTCGCGCCGCAGTTTCGCGGCTCGAAGATCGGCTTCAGCGAGCTGGGGGCGCTTGCGCCCGGCGAGTTCTTCTGCTTCAGCCGCCGCGGCGTCGAGAAGGTGACGATGCCGATGGCCGACGCGCTGAAGGCGGTGGCGATCGCCGCGACGAAGGTGAAGCCGGCCCTCCCGGCGACGTTCGCCCAGTGGGACCGGGCGATGCGCGAGGTCCCGACGGCGCGCCTGCAGGCGCTGACGCCGCCCGTCGTGAGCCTGCTGTCAACCGTCGCCGGCCTCACCGGACGGCAGTTGTTCGCCGGCGGCCGCGCGCTGCGCGACGAGCTGGAGGCCCGCCGGTGACCTGGGAGGCGTTCGTGCTTACGCACGGCCGGTACGCGCCCGCGCATCACCTGGCCGCGGTGGTCGGGCAGTCCGAGGCCGCGATCAACGCGCTCCGGCGGTGCGCGCGCGACGGGCGGCCACGCGGCCCGAAGCGCACTTTCGATGCGCTCTTTGCCGTGTTCCACGGCCGACCGCCGCGGGACGACGAGTGGCCGCGGCCACGCGTCCGGGGCGCGGGCGGCTACGAGTGGCTGGCGCCGGAGCTGGCCCTGCTGGCGTCGTTGACCGGCCGTGTCGGCACGGCGGAAATCGAGCGGATCTTGACGGCCCGGCTGCGCCAGGTGACGGGCGATCCCGCAGCGGAGCGCAACGTCAACGCGCTGAATGCCGCGCGCCAGCGCATCGGGCTGCTGACGACCGACGTGGTTGGCGGCCTGACGGCGAATCAGGCCGGCCGCTCGATCGGCTGCATCTCGATTGTCTACAACGACATCAGGCAAGGGCGGTTAAAGGCGGCCCGGGTTGGCCGGCATCTGGTCATCACGCACGAGGAGTGGGCGCGCTGGAAGGCCGCACGCGTGTTCCCACCGGCCGGCTACGTGCCGCTCGCGTCGCTGAAGCGGCCGCTGGGCATTCGGAGCGACAAGCTCTCCGAGTGGGCGCGGATGGGCTACGTGCCGACGGCGGTCCGCTGTAATCCGTACGGTACGCCGGCCGCGTCGACGAAGTTCGGCACGTGGTACATCGACCCCAAGGTCCGCCGCAAGCTGATCGCCGATCGGCGCGCCGGCCGGCCGATGCCTTGGTGGGGCAAGCCGGAGCCGGACAACCTCCGAGTGACCTGGCGGTTGTGGCAGCAGCGTCAGCATCCAGCGGATTGTGAGACGTGTCGCGCGATCTGGGGCCGCGCCGGCGCGCCGCCGACGTTCGAGGACTACCTGCAGCGCTATCCGCCGCTCGCCTTTGGTGCGAAGCGGCATCTGACGCGGCCCTGGTTCGAGGGGCTGACGATCGCGGACGTCGCGCGCCAGGTCAACCTCACCAGCGCGAACGTGCTCTACGCGATCCGCACGGGCGTGCTTCGGGCGACCCGGCATGGGGGCCGCTGGATCGTGTCGCGGACGGATGCCACACGGTGGAAGGCCCGGAAGTGTCCGACGGGGACGAGCGACCGCTCGTGGATCGCCATCAACCACGCATGTCGCCTCTACGGCTTCCGTCGGCGCGACCTCGAGGCGCACATCACGGCGGGCCGCCTTCGCGCGAAGGTCGGGACCAACGGCGCTGCGCGCGGCGTGCGGTACGTGCTGAAGCAGCAGCTCCGACAGCTGCGCGAAACCGAGGGCTTCAGCGCGGCGGAGGCGGCGCGCCGGCTGAAGATCTCCGTCGCGCGCCTGCGGACGCTCGCACGGCAAGCGGACTGGCGCAGCGCCGACCGATTCACGATCGACGTCCTCAACACGATTCGCAAGCGGCTCGAGTCGGCCGCCGGCGTGCCGATCGCCGAGGTGGCGAAGATCCTGGGCCGGCCGGTCGCCTGGGTCGAGCGCGAGATCGCCAACGGCACGGCGCGCGTGCTGCGGACGCCGTTCCGGAAGAACCGGCGCTACATCTCGGAGCCGATGTTCAAGCGCCTGTACGAGGCGGCGCTCCAGCGTCGGCGCCGCCGAATGCGGTGGACGACCGACTGGCTGCTCGTAAGCGACGCGGCGCTCCTGGCGGGGACGTGCAGCGGGACGATTCAGAAGTGGGCCGGCGCTGGCGAGGTCAAGACGCGGCTGAAGGCTGGACGCTACCGGCGGTATCACCGGGCGTCGGTGATGGCCCGGGCGCGCCGGTACTGGGCCGGGGAAGTGCGGTTCACCCGGGCGGCGCCGCCGGCGTGGCTCGTGGCCGAGCGACAGTCGCCGAGGTCGTCCTCGAGGAGCGCGGCGGCATGACGCTCGAGCTCGCACGCACGGTCGCGCAGGAGGAGGCACAGCGCGCGGCGAAAGCGTTCGTCATCTACCGGTTTCCCGGCTGGCCGCCCGGGTGCTGGGGGGTGCGCGCCGCCGACCAAGCGCTGCCACCAAACGCGGAAGTCAGCGACCGGATCGGGCCCGAGTCGGCGAACCCGGATCCGCCCGGCGCCGCGCCCGACCCGCGGCCGGCACGGCGGAAGGACACGCGGCAGGGGAGCTTGTTCTGATGGAAGCCAAAGGCGCGATCAACGTCTATGTGTGCCAGACCTGCGGCGGTCGCATCACGACGCGCAACCGCGACGCCGGGACGACCCCGTTCATCGTCCGCTGCCGTTCAACCGAGGGCTGCTCGGGCGACATGTTCTCGAGCTTCTACCGAGTCGACCAATTGCAGGCGCCGACGCACGAGTGGTATCGGCCGACGTCCGCCGGCGAACGGAAGAAGCTCGAGGATCCGGGCCTCTGCGATCACGTCGAGCGCGGCGGCCTATTGCTGCGGGAGCTCGCGGAGGTGCGCGCATGACGCTCGAGGCCATTGTCGAAGAGCTCGAGGCGATCGAGCGCGAAATTCACGGTCCAGACAGCGCGTACGGTAAGCGCGACACCATCACGGAAAGCGGTCGATGGCGCTTGATCGAGCTCCGCATGCGGCTCGATCGGGAGACGCTCACCGTCAGGACGGCGGGGCAGGCGCGATGATCGACGCGACCGTGCCCGCGCGCCGGCAGAGCGACGATCCGCTCGAACGGTTTGACACGCCGCGATGGATGACCGCGGCCCTGCTGCTGAAGCTGCCGCTCGTCGGCCGTGGCGGCGTCATCGCGCCGGCGGCCGGCAGCGGCGGGATCGTGCGGGTGCTGCGCGAGGCCGGCCGTCGCGTCGACGCCTACGACCTGGTGCCGCGCGCGGTGGAGCTACCGCTCCTCGGCGTCGTCGAGCCCGCCGTCGCGCGGCAGGCAGATGCCACCGACCCGCAATTCTGGTCGCAGACCGTGTACCGGCGCGCCGCGTGGTGCGTGACGAATCCGCCGTTCTCGCTCGCGACCCTCATCCGGAACTTCGCCCGGGGCGCCGGCCTGAAGCTCGGGCTGCTGCTCCGGGCGACCGCGCTCGAGCCGACCGAGGACCGGGCGCCCTGGCTCGAAGCCGACCCGCCGAGCGACCTGATTCTGCTGCAACGCGGCTCGTTCAATGGGTCGGGTGGCGGTGACACCGTGCCGGCGTTCTGGTTCGTGTGGCGGTATCGGGAGGCGCGGCCCGGCCAGGGGACCCGACTCCACGTGGTGACGCCGGCCGATAAAGCCCGGCTGACCGTCGAGCGGGCGGGCCGGTCGCCGCGCGCGCGGATGCGCAAGAAGGGCTAGCCGGTGTCGGAGTGTGGACGTTGCGCGTACAGTGGCTTGCCTGACGGTCAGGACAGCCGGCAGGAGCCGCAATCTCGCGGCGGAGGCCTCCGCACGCCGCAGACCGCCAGGTGCAGCGTGGAGGCGAGGGACGGCCATGCCTGAGATCCGTCGCTGCGTCATTCGGGTGGAGCGGCCGAGCGTCTGGACGGAACGCCTCGGCTTCGAGTGCGGGCACACGACCGAGCGGCGCGTCCCGCCGTGGACCGCTGTCGGGAGCTACCAGGTGTGCCGGACGTGCTCGTTCGTGTCGGACCTGGCGGCGCTGAACTCGCAGGCGCCGATGGCCGCCGCCGTCCGTCAGCCGGCGCCGTCATCGGAGCCGCAGGCGATTCGCACGCTGCGGTTCCGGACCTCAGACCACCCGGAGGCGAACGGCCGACTGCCGAAGTCCGGCGAGTTGGGCTGGACGTTCCTTTTCCATCTCGAGGACGGCCGCACGTTGTTTCTGGAGATGGGGTTACGGGGACGCGCACAGCTCGAGTCTGTGCTGTTGGAGCTGATGGTCGGGTTTGAAGTCGGGAAGGTTGATCCCCTGGAGGACGGGCCGAAGCGATGAAGAGGGGCAGCAAGGGCAAGGGCCGACGCGGCAGGCGTCGACGGACGCCGACAAAAGGCGACAGGCCACATGAAGTCCTCGGCCCTCGGCGGCTACATGGCGAGGATGCGGTCCGCGAAGCCGAACGTGCGCGTCAGCGCCAGGAGGACGAGCTCGCGGCCCGGCGCCGGCGTGACCTGGCCAAGGCGGCCATCGAGCTCGACCCGGTCGACGTGCTGATTCTCCAGCACCAGGTCCTCCGGCCGTGGCTGACGCAGGAGCAGATCGGCGACCTGGTCGGCCTCGGGCGTCAGGCCGTCAACGAACGGATCAACGCGCCGAAGTTCCAGCGCGCGATCGCGGAGGCCGGCCGCTCGGCGCTCGAGATCTTCCAGTCGAACCAGTCGCGCGCGGCGCGGAAGCTCGGGAAGCTGATCGACGACCCGGATTCGCGCGTCGCCATCCGCGCGGCGATCGCGCACATGTGGCCGCACATCCACGCGGACAGCAACGCGAAGACGGGCGACGACTTCGTGAAGTTCCTGCAGGAGGCGTTCGACAAGGCCGAGGCCGACAAGGTGGCCGCCGGCGGAGAGGATAAGTCCCATGCGTAACGACGCGCGACAGTGCTCGCTGCCGGACCGAACCGAACACGCCCGCACGATGGACTGGATTGTCCAGGCCTTCCGCCAGTTCGCGCTGCTCGCCGTCGAGATCGAGGACCACGACGTCGTGCGCGCGCGCGAAGCGGTGCAGCAGGCCGAGAGCTTCGGGTTCGTGCTGGACCCGACCGCCTACCGTAAGGCGCTCACAACCGGCAGCTTGCGTCGCCAGCAGCAGCTGCTCGAGCTCTTCGCGCGCACGAAGGCCGAGCTCACCGAGCTCTTTCCCGATTTGAAGCTATGGGACGGCCCGCGCGCCGTTCCGCCACCAGCACATCGAGACGCGAACGACGGAAAGGAGGTGAACGAGATGGTCGAAGAGAACGTGGCCGACGAACCGCAGCCGGAAGCGCCGGCGCCGGCAACAACCGAGGCGCAGGGTGAAGCCGACGGCGGCGACGACGAGGGCGACGAGGAAGGCGAGGAGTAAGTCGCGAGCGGCGGCCGCGCGGGGAATGGGCCTCGCGCGGCGCCGTCCGTTCGTCAAGTAGTTCGGTCAGTTTGACGAAATGCGCAATTCGTTAATTTGGAGGCGACACATGGAGCAGCAGCAACAAGCCAGGTTCGAGGGCTGGGGGATCGTCGACGTCCTCGGTCATCAGCGGTACGTCGGCTACGTGACCACGGAGGCGTACGGCCAGGCTGTGCTCTTTCGCGTCGACGTGCCGGCGCTCGAGGAGCGCGAACGGGTCACCACTCGCCCGGGCTATCGCGGCGGCGATTACCTCCCGGCTGGGACGACGGTGAAGGAAGGCGCCGTCGCCGGCTACACGAAACTGATCGGGTCGGGCTCGATCTACACCATTACACCGTGCACGAAGGAGGCGGCGCTCGAGGCGGTGGAGGAACTGCAACCGCGGCCACTCATGAGTGTCACGCCGCCGGCGAAGCCCGCGCTCACGCCTGGCGAACCGATCGACGCCGAGGTTGGGGACGAGCCCAGCGAACGCGAAGAGTTCTTCCAGGACATCGGGCGGCCCTGATGCCGAACCGCACGATCGGCATCCAGCGCGCCAGCGTGGACGTCCGCAACACGGACGACCGGCGAAGCTCGTTCGTCGAAGTCGCCGACAGCTCGCGCTTCGAGCGCTTCGTGCTCGAGCCTGGCGAGCGCCGCACTGTCGCGCTGCGGCCGCGCGAACTGTCGAAGCTGACGCTCGGCGAAGGGACGGTCATCGAGCCGTGAGCCCGATTCGGCGCTCCGAGCGGCCGCGGTACCCGAAGGACTGGCCCGCAATCCGCGCGCGCATCCTCGAGCGCGCCGACGGCCGGTGCGAGTTCCTTTGTGCCGACGGCACGCGCTGCAACGCGCCCGACGGCGAGCTCGTGTTTCGATCGCGCGCGAACCTCGAGGAATGGCGATCCGCGAACGGCGCAGACCTCGGCGAGGGCGACCCGACCTGTCGCGGCGTCGTCATCGTGCTGACGATCGCGCACCTGAATCATCAGCCGGAGGACTGTCGCGACGAGAACCTGCGCGCCGGCTGCCAACTCCATCACCTGCGACACGATGCCGCCCAGCATCGCCAGACAGCAGCCTGGACGCGGCGGGCGCAGAAGCGGAACGGGGAGCTCTTTCATGGCCAGTAAGCCGCTCGCGACCCCGTCGCTCGTCGTCCGCGTGCTCGTGTTCAAGAGGACGAAGACGACGCAGAAGGAGCACAGCTACCACTTCGGCCTGACGTCGGCGCTGCGCGCGGCCGCCGGCGTCCGCGGGGCCTGGATCGAAAAGAACGGTGAACGCGCGACGCTGCTGGTCCCGAGCCGCTCGGCGGCGATTCACGCGAGAGGGTACCGATGACGATCAAACTGATTCCGCACCGCGTGCAGATGGACGCGTTCGGTACTGGGAGCGAGTTCAGGCGCTGGTTCGTGGCCGCCGTCGACACGGCCGTCGAGTGCGACCGCGCCAATCTGCCGTGGTATCGATTGACACCACCCCATCCACTTGAACCTCGCGAGAACCCTGAACGGGAACGTCTCTTGCGGATTGCTGGGCGGCTGGATCTCCCGTACTGGCTCGTCGACGAAGCCGTGGAGATCATCCGGACCGCTCGCGCGTGCGGCTGGCTCGAGGCCTCGGAGCGCCTGGCGGTCGCGCTCGAGCGGTACGACGTGCCGGATGCACACAGGCATAGGGTTGCGATCATTGTCGACTTCGGGAACATCCGATGGTGCGACGACGCTCTCGAAGAAATCTGCGCTGCACTCAAACCGCAGGTCCGCGCGCACTTGTCGTCGTGTGAGTCCGGTGACCACGAAATCAGTCGCTTCCATGACGAAGGCTGCCCGAACCACAGAGAGCCGGTCTGAGGACGATGTCCGATTTGCTCGTGACGCTCCGCGCCGCGCTCGATCGCCGCGCCCAGCTCCTCGCCGAGATCGCGGTGATCGACCAGGACCTCGCCGGCGTCCGGGAACTGCTCGGCTTGGAAGGCTCCTCGGTTCTGTCGGCCGAGTCGCCAACGACCGTCCCGGCGGCAGCGACCAGCCTGGCAGCCGCTGCCCCGGTGTCGACGAATGCGTTGCCGGCCGGTCCAATGACGAAGACCTGCGCGGTGTGCCGTCACGACTTCGTGCCGGCGAGTCCCCGGCAGCGCATGTGCGCGAACTGCCGGAGAGGTGCGCCCCATCGGAAGACGGAACACATCGCCCGGCGCCGCGGCGTCATCGTCGACGTCGCGGACGCGGACCTGCGGACGTGCGAGCTGCCCGCGTGTGGCAAACGGTTCATCCCCGAACCCGGTAGCGCCGGCCGCTTCTGCTCGCGGGCGTGCTTCACGGCGTCTGTGCGGCGTGGACTAATCGCCGAGGGTGCGGAGACAAGTAGTCCACCTGCCTCGGCCACGGCGGCGCCGCCGGGACCGACCGACGACTTCCCGACGTTCATCGACGTCGTCAACACGGCAAAACTCGTGGCTGCCACCAACGGGCACGAGCTACGTGACACCATGTTCAACGAGCAGGAAGGCTGCTTCACCAGCTGCGGCCGCTGCGGGGCCGATGCTGTGGTCGATCGCGATGGCGGTCGTCCCGTGTTCAGCGGCAAGGCGACGAAATTTCGCTGCAAGGCAGTGAAGCCGATCGAACCCGGCTCACCGCTACCGGAGCGCCGCTGCGGCCGCTGCCTGCACAAGTTCCGGCCGAAATCTGAGACGCAGTACATCTGCGACAACTGCCTCAAGAAACCGCTCAAGAAGAAGCGCGCCGGCGAGCCCGAGCTCGAGACCGTCTGGAGGCCCGGCCGGAACGCGCCGTCGCTGACGCCCTGGCCAGTCGACGATGCCGGACGTGGCTCACCGCTCGTCGGCGCCGATTTCAAGGATCCGCGCCGGTGACGGCATTCGTTCCTTCGCGCCGGCGGATTCTCTGGTCAGGCGGATTCGATTCCACGGCGCTCGTGCTCGAAGGACTCGCCCGCGGCGACCGTATCGAGCCGGTCTACATCGACCACGATAATGGGTGGAAGAAGGACCGGTACCAAATGGCCGCGATCGCGCGGGTCATCGTGGCCTTACCAGAAGGGCTCCGAGCCCGGCTCACGCCCGTCCAGCGTGTCACGCTTGAGGATGTCTACCGCGACACCATGGCGCGTCTGGCTGAACTCGACGCCGCCGCGATCGAGCTGGGCGTCGGGCGATCTCCGCAGGTCGCCCTGCTGCACGCCGTCGGCCGCGCGGTCGGACCGATCGAGGCCGCCTACGTTGCGAATGACACCGCCGGCGCGCAGCTGCCGCTCTCGCGCGAGCTCCTCCTGAGTGGCGGCATCCAGATGCCGCTCATTCGCACATCGAAACTCGAACTGTGGGCCGCGGCGCGCGATCGAGGCTTCGAGGATCTGCTTCGCCTGACCTGGAGCTGCGAAGGGCCGGCCGGTGAGCCCGATTGGCCGGAGTGGCCGTGCGGACGCTGCGATCCGTGTCGGCATCGGCTCGTGCCGCACCCGAAATAGTTGCCGCCGTGGAGTTTCCGAACCCGCCCATCGATCTCGCCGGCTACTTCTGGATCGTACCGACGGACCGTGGCCGCCTGGCGCACCTGGTCGTCGGCCGGCTGCCGCCGCAGGCCGAGGGCGTCGCGCGCCGGACCGTCTGCGGTCTCGAGCAGCTCGCCGGCCGGGCCTGGAAGGCCGTGCACGCGTCACGCGCGTGCGCGCGCTGCATCGATCGCGTCCGCTGACTTGTGTCAGGGATAGCTCAACTATCCATAAGGTCAGCTATGATGTAGCGCAACGCAATTGCACAGCTGTGGGCCGGTCGCCGCGGTCTCGCCTGTCCGAGCGTGGGCGGGGCGGACTGGTCAAGTGACGTGCCGCCAGGCGCTCGGGCGCCGCGGGGGCCGGCCTCAGGTGACGACAGGAGGCGACGTGGGCGGCACGATCAAACGATTGGTCAGCGACAAGGGCTTCGGGTTCATCCGCGACGAGCAGGGCGTCGAGTACTTCTTCCACCGGTCGATGGTTCACGGCGCCGCGCGCTTCGACCAGCTCCGAGAGGGCGACGCCGTCGAGTTCACCGCGGGCCGGCCGAACGACAAGGGCCATCGCGCCGAATCCGTCGAGCGTCGCTGAGTCGAGCCTCCGCCCGGCGCATCCCAGGCGCCTCCGGACCTCGAACGCGATCGATTTTTTCCTGAACGCCGGTAACGAAGCCGACGCCCGCGTGGCGGGCGCGCTCGAGGTGTCCAACCGCCCCATGCTACTCGGTGTCAACGTCGTCCGCGGCACGCGGGACACGATTGCGTTCGACCGCGCCGCCGTCCGCGCGCTGCGCCCGCCCGTCGTGCGGCTCGTGCTCCGGGATCCCGGCAACGCGCGCGTCTGGGCCGAGGCTGCCGCCGCGGCGCGGATTCGCGTTCTCTGGTGCCTGCCCGTGGAGGCGATCGGCGTCGGCGCCGCCCGGCTCGCCCTGAAGACGCTGCGAACCCACGCCGCCAGCGTCACCGAGGGGATTGAAATTGGTGAACAGGCGTACACGGGCGCGGACACACCGAGCGTCTTTTTCCAGAACGCCCTCATGCTGGCGCTGAGCACCGAGGGCTGGCCGATTCTGCTCGGCGCCGGCGTCGACGGCTCCGCGGCCTCGCGGCAGTGGCTGCGACGCCTGATCCGCCAGATCGCCACCATGTGCCCGTCGCCCGGTGTCACCGGCCTTCGCGCCATCAGCTGCCACGTCGTCACGCTCGGACGCTCGTTTCCGCGCCGGTGGTACGAGGACATCAGCCTGCGCGTCGCGGCCGACACGGGCCTCCGGCTGGCGTTCACCCGCGTTCGCTGGCAGCTCGGGCGGCGGCTCACGCGGTGGGCGCTGGTCCAGGAGGCGGCCCGCGCGCTCTGGCACGGCACGCCGCTCCCAGGGCGGGCGGTCCGCGCCGAGATGGTCAAGCGCTGGACCGTCGACGCGTACGCCGCCGCCCAGGCGCTCGAGGCGACGCACTTCCTGATCGACGCGCCCGTGGACGCCGGCGGCCCGATCGGGCTCACGCGCTGGGCCGGCTACGACGTCGTCAGCGGCCGCGCCGACGCGACCTGGCGCGCGCTGCAGCTGCGCGCCGCGGCGCTCCAGGTGAGGCCCGGCGCTTGACATGCTCACGCCGGCGACACGCGCCCGCGGCCTCGAGCGCTTCGCCAGCTACCGCTGGAATCCCCGCGGGTTCGTCTACGACCTCTTCGGCGTCGAGCTCGAGGATTACCAGGCCGCCATCATGGAGGCCGTCGCCGCAGGGCAGGACGTCACGGTTCGGAGCGGCCACGGCTGCGGCAAGACGACCACCGACGCCCTCACCGTCTACTGGTACCTCACCACGCACCCGTTCTCGAAAGTCCCGACGACCGCGCCGACCTTCCGGCAGGTCAAGGACATCCTCTGGGCGGAGATCACGAAGTGGCACCAGCGCTTCCGGCTCAAGGATCACTTCGATCTCCAGACCACACGGCTGGCCGTCCGCGGCCGCGAGCAGGAATGGTTCGCGATCGGTGTCGCGTCGAACAAGGCCGAGAACATCGAAGGGTTTCACGCCGATCACGTCCTCTTCGTCGTCGACGAGGCGAAGGGTGTGATGAAGCCGATTTACGACGCGATCGACGGCGCGCTGACGACTGGCGGGCAGCGGCTGTATACGTCCACGCCCGGCTCGCGCGCGGGCCAGTTCTACGAATCGCACCACGGGCGCATCGCGAAGTACTTCAAGCAGATCCACATCAACGGCGAGCTCAGTCCGCGCGTCAATGCGCGCTGGCGCGAGCAGAAGGCGGAGGAGTGGGGTCTCGACTCGCCGATCTACCAGGCCAAGGTCCTCGGCGAGTTCCCGAACGAGGGCGACGACATCCTCATCCGCCTCGACTACATCCTGGCGGCCGAAGCCGCGGCGCTCGAGGAGAAGTGCTCGAAGTGCGGCAAGCTCGAGGAATGCCGCTGCGGCGCGCCGAGCGTGCCGGCGATCGATGACGGCCCGGTCGAAGTCCTGGGCTGCGACGTCGCGCGGTACGGCGTCGACGAGACGGCCGTCGCCCGGGGCAACAGCCATCGGATTCGGTACCTGCGCCACTGGGCGAAGCGCGATCTCGTCTACACGACCAACGAGCTCGTCGGCGAGTTCAAGCGCGGCGGCGTCGCCTCCATCGCGGTCGACGATACGGGCCTCGGCGGCGGCGTGACGGACAACCTGGCGAAGCTCCACCAGATCCCGACGATGCCGGTCATCTTCGGCTCAAAGTCCGAGCTGACGACGGCCGACAAGAAAGAGCACTTCGCGAACAACAAGGCGTTCCTCGCCTGGAAATTCAAGCAGGCGCTTGAAGAGAACGCCCGCGCGCGCGCCGAGGGCGGCGCCGGCACCTTCGCGCTCCCGGACGACGACAAACTGAAAGGGCAGCTCTCGAACCTCCGGACGCGCCACACGAACAAGGGCCAGATCCAGATCATCGACCCGGACGATCCGACGATCCCGGTCGCGGAGCTACCGAAGGGCGTCCGCGTGTCGCCGGACCGCGCGCACGCCGCGCTCATCATGTATCACGGCGCGACGTCGGCCGCCGGCCTCTCGGGCGGGAAGTTCAAGGCGCCGGCGCCGCCACCGCCCGTGCATCGCGATCGCCGGCGGTACTCGCAATTCATCTTCGGCCGGGGAGGGCGCCTTGGCTCCTGACCGGTCGAGCTCTGCTACACTGATCGCTCCGCCCCTCAGCACACCGCCAGGGAAGAACCCGGCGTCGACAGCAACCCGAGGAGGGTTCATGTCCGATGTCGCGTGCTTCCTGATCACGCCGACGACGCGCGCCCGCCGGGAGCTGCGGCGCTTCACCTACTCGAACACGCCGGACATCCCGCCGTGCCCGTCTGGACACCACGACGCCGCGATCCCGATCGGCGAGGTGGCGCTGCGGGAAGGCGACAGCGGCTGCCTCGAGCTCGTGAACCCGCTCGACGGGTCGGAAGCCACCTTTGCGGCAGACCCACGCTGGCCGACGCAGTGCGAGCGCTGCGGCTGGATGTTCTCCGACGTGGCGCAGCGCCAAGTGTTCTGGGAGGCGATCTGGACGGCGGCCGACGGCCGCGAGATGACCCTGCGGCAGGCGGAGCCAGGCGCGATGTACTACGCCGACTGGTACGCCGACGTCCCCGAGCTCGTCGGCCCTGACGGCCGCGCGCTGATCGTCATCCTGCCGAACGGCCACGCCTGGCACATCGACGGCCGCGCCTCGAACTGCGATAGCCCGTGCGCCACGTGCCGCGTGCCCTACAAGGACCACTACGGCGACGCGCGGGCCGGGAGCGCGTGCGGCCGCTTCGTCGATGCGCGTCCGCACAAGTGCTGGGTACGCCACGGCGAGCCGCCGGTCGTCACCGTCGACAAGGCGGGCGTGACGTGCGGCGCCGGCGCGGGCTCGATCCTGTCCGGCAATTACCACGGGTTCCTGCGCCAGGGACGCCTGCAGTCATGCTGACCGAACCGTACACGGACGAGCACGGCTTGCGCGACTACCGCGCCTCGATCGCCGGCGTCACGCCGCATCCGGGCCCCCGGCGTCACTGGCCGTGGCTACTCCTCGCGTTCGTCCTCGGCCTGTCGATCGGACGATGGCTGTGAGGTGCTCGAGCATCGAACGCGAGGAATTCCGGCGCCGATGGCGCGGATTCCTGCTGCCACGCTGGAAGACCCTCACCGAGTCGCTCCTGACGGCGGACGAGGCCAAAGTCGTCGGCCTACGGCTCGGCATCGTGAACGACCTCGCGCTCACGCACGGTCAGATTGCCAGGCGGATGGGCTGTTCGAACACGCGCGTGAGCCAGCTCGAGCGCCACGCATTTCGGAAACTCGCCGCGGCGATGAAAGGGGAAGGGCCACATGAGACTGCGTGATCGCGTCCGGGCGTTCTTGGGGGCTGGCCCGGCGCGGGTGCCGCCGGCGCTCGAGACGCTCGGCGATCCGTCCTTCGACCTGCCGCTGCGACGCGAGCAGGCAACCGAACGGCGGGCCGAGTCTCTGCAGATCTCGCCGACGGCCGGCATGATCGACGGCGACGACTATCAGTTCCGCCGCCTGTCGAGCGGCTCGAAGTTCAAGAAGCGCGATCTCACGCCGCTGCAGCAGGACCGGATGCTCGAGATCGCGTGGTACCTCTTCGAGCAGAATCCGTTCGCGCGCCGCATCATCACGATGATGACGGACCTCGTCGTCGGCGAGGGCCTGGGGTTCGACGCCAAGGATCCCAAGCTGCTCGAGGCCGGCGAGAAGGTCTGGAAGCACCCGATCAACAAGCTCGGCGATCGCGCGCGCGAGCTCCACAACGCGCTGAGCCTCAACGGCGAGCTGATCCTGCCCGTCGCCGTCAACGACGTCACGGGCGTGCCGACGATCGGCTTCATCGATCCTTATCAGGTCGAGCGCGTCGAGATGCGGCCCGACAACGTGCTCGTGCCCGAGTACGTCATCCTGAAAAAGAACCCGTCCGATATCGTGTCGCCGCCGCCGATCAAGATCATCTACGAAAATCCGGTGACAGGTCGCCTCGAGGGCGAGTGCTTCTACTTCGGCGTCAACAAGCTGCCGAACTCGAGCCGCGGCCGCTCCGACTTCCTGCCGCTTGCGGACTGGCTCGATCTCTTCGACCAGTACATGTTCGCCGAGGTCGAGCGCGTGCGGCTGCTGTCGGCGTTCGTGTGGGACCTCGAGGTACAGAACGCGACGCCCGACATGCTGGCCCAGCGTCTCAACGAGATCGGCACGCCGCAGGCCGGCTCGGTCTTCGCGCACAACGAGAACGAGAAGATGACGGCGCTCTCTCCGAGTCTGAATGCGACCGACCGCTCGGAGACGGCCAAGCTCCTCACGACGCATATCGTCGGCTCGATGGGGATGCCCATCTCCTGGTTCGGCTGGCAGAACGCGAACCGCGCCACGATCGAGGGCCAGAACGACATGGCCACAAAGACGCCGGCGGCGCGCCAGAAGGAGTTCGGCAGCTTCTACAACATCATCGTGCGGTTCGGCATCGAGCGGCAGCTCTCCGCGAACCCGGTCCTCTTCCGCAACCTGGCCAGCCAGGAATACGGCGTGACGATGCCGGAGATCCAGTCGAAGGACATCAGCCGCGTCGGCACCGCGCTTGCGCAGGTGACCGCCGGCCTCGACACGTCCCTCGCGAACCGGACCATCTCGCGCCGCGTCGCCACGGTCATCACGCTCGCGATCGCCAAGCACCTCGGCTCCGGCATCGACTTCAACGCCACCGACGTGATGGACGAGGCCGACCAGGAGGCGGCGGAGACCCAGGCGCATCAGGACGAAGTGATGGCGGCCGCCGCCGCGCTGACGGCGCGTGGGCGCGGGCCCGGCGGGCGTGGCAATGCGCCGGTGCCCTCGGCGCCGGACGGGGGCGCGTAGGTCGCCCGCGATGGCTGTGCACGCGACCGCGCTCCTCGAAGCCCGCGACCCCGCGTCGCGCCGGGCGGCCGCCGGCCTGGCCGCCGGCGCCGACGTGCGTCTCGACCAGCTCGC